TGGATAAAATCTATTAACAACATCAGAAGTATTGGCATAAGCTCCTGGATTTTCTATTTGAGCTAAATAATAAAAACAAAATTGAAAACTACTTGGTGTAGTTGTGCTAGACACACTTGAACTTGGTGTAGCATATAAAAAAATACTCGGATCTATTTTTCTTTCAACATAAAATTGAGAAGGAGTTCCTTTAGTTAATTTATTTGGAGTTGCATTATATGCTGATCTACTAATTTGAGTTAATGCAATATCTGCGGGAGCTGTTGTAGTAGAATTATTTCTATAATAAGCTTCTAATACAGAACTAATATCATTTGGAAAATTAACTGAATCAGTTGAATAACTATATTCTGCTTGGCCTTCTATTAAAGGTACCTGTGCAAGTTTAACTTTCCATAAATGAACACCTCTGTTAGCCCATTCTTGAAACATAATATTTAAAGAACGTCTTGCTGATCTTAATTGATAACCAGTTCTAGTTCCTCTTATATTTGTTCTTTCAAAAGCTTCTTCAATAATATCATCAATTTGAGGATTAAATTTATCAGACACACCAGAAGTTGGAGAAATAGTGTTTGCAGTATTTCCCATTCCTGTAGTACCTGAAGCACCAGAATTATAATAAAATAAAGTAGGCGCTCCTGTAGTTGCAACTGGTGCAACTATAATAGTTGTTTTAGCTCCAGCTGTACCTGCTGTTCCTGTTTTTGTAACGCCGGTAGTATATTCTGCTCCCCCAGTTGTATGGGTTCCATCTTTAGTTGATGAAAAAGATAAAATTTCGCTAGCATTACTTGTATCAGAAGTATCAAAGATATAAGTATTGCCTTCTTGTAATTCTAAAACAGGACTGACTGTACCATTGATATAAAATTTATCACCAGTACCAAAGGCATTAGTGCCACTGGCAACAGTGACTGTAAAAGTAATTGTAGCCATGTAAATACCTACGCACCAGTTATAGTTACAGTAACGCTTCCACCTACTCCAGCTAGATTATAAACAATTCCATTTTTAAATAAAATACCAGAACCAGGAATGTAAAGTTGCATTCCTTCTGTGTTATAATTATACGTAGCTACTGCTGCTCCAGGTGCCGATGCATCCGCCGAATCATACAATATAATTGTAGATCCTGCTATGCCTTCACCTTGAATAGAAGTAACTCTAGTTCTACCTGTTCTTGCAAGAGTATCCGCTGCTACTGTAGTCATGTTTAGGGTTGTTTGGTCACTTGTAAATGAACTTCCACCAGACATATGTTGTTCTCCTTAATTTTAATTACGATGCTCCCGAAGGAGCACCATAAAATTGTTTATTACGCGTTGTTTATATTTTGAATATATTCAACTGTTACAAATCCTACTCCACTTGTTCCAGCAGAAAAGTCAATGTAAATTGGTAAATCACTTGTACCTATATCAGCCCAAGCATCACCGTCGGTAACTGTACCTGTAGATCCATATTTAAATACATTAGCCGCTGTTCCTGCTGCTAAAGCAGAAAACAATTCAGTTGATGCAGCTGTAGTACCCATAGAAATATTAGCTGCGTCACACGCAGTTGTAATATTAACAATGATCTCAGTGATTTGGCTATTAGCCGGAATTACTATTCCAGTGTCCGCTGCTGTAGTAGACTGAGTCCATCCTGCAGTTTGAGCCATTTTTACAAAACCAACGTTTTTAACATCAGTTCCAACTGTACTTCCAGTTGTATTTCTAATCGTTCCCGCTTTTATCGGTCCCGAAAATGTAGTTGTTGCCATAATTATATCCTCCTAGTTTCCGAATACTGTCTCTAGGCCGTCGACCATACTCGTCAGTATTCTAATTAATTGTATAGTAAGATATTTATATAGTAGATTTGAATAGAGTGCAAGAGATCCTACAGTAAAAGTACGATTTTAGCGATGTGGCGTTTATTTAAGTAGCCACGGAAACTTGTGGAGCGGCATTAACGATTGCATTTTCTCTGTCTGCAATCTTTGATTCTTCAAGCTTGATCTCAGTGATAACTTCTCTAATCTTTTTATCAATTTCGACCATATTAAGAGTATATTTACCTTGTTGCTCATACTCCAACTGCCACCTCAACTCCAAGGACCTTTTTTGTTTGTATAGGTCTTGTACCATCAACAACCTCCTCATAGGTTATTCTGTTTATCTTGGGATCATTCATTTCTCCAAGATATTCCCAGTTTACACCTTTTTCTCCCAGTTTGTCAACTATTGAATTTTCAATAGACTCTCTATCATCTTCAGCCAGAATTTGAAATTCTGCATGATGTTGATAAGCGTTAATTTTTACTAGGAATTTTCTCATTTTCTCACCCTTACAAAAAAAAGGGGCCGTTTTGAGGCGGCCCCTTAATTAATTATTGATTACACTCCTGGTGAACCAAAGATACCTCTAGGATCAGAGAAACCAAATACGTATCTCTCTCTAGCTTTGTATCTAACGTTGCCAGTATCAAAGTCACCTTCCATAGTCGTTTTGATAGGTGATCTTGTGAAATGTTTTAGACCATTAGGTACATCTGTTTTAATGAACCAAGCATCAGTGTCAACCAAGTAGTGGTTAACAGTATAACCTTCTGGGATCATTCCCATATTGTTAATAGCATTGATGTCATTATCAGCTGTTCCAACTCTACCTTTAGAGTTCATCAGTCTGTCAGCCGTAAATTGTAGATTAGAAGGAATAATCATTTTCATTCCTCTAGCCGCAACTTTTAGGCCTCTTTCATCAGTGAACGCCGCAATGTCAATTAACGCTTGTTCTAAAGAAGTTTCGTTTAAATCAGCAGCTGTTGCTAATTCATTTGCGAAAGTTCCAGAAAGCGTAGGGTGAACTGCTGAACATAATTCTACTCCGTCACCGCCAGCGTATGCTGGTGTAAACGCGTTGTTCAATACAGCGGCACCTTTAGTTTGCTTAGTGTTCGCCATTGATCTTGCTAAAGCTTTTGTATATCTAGACGCAAGTCTGTCATACAAGTTATCTTCGATCGCTTCTTCAGTGATCGCAAATGCTAAAGCAATTCCGAAACCACTTAACATTACTTCCTCTTCGAAAGCTCTGTCAGATGATTCTGTATCGAAAATTTCTGCTGCTTCGTTAGCATATTGTTTATACTCTAGTCCGAATAAAGCATTCAGACCAGGCTCTAGTTCTTTAACTAGTTGTGCTCTTGATATAGCCATAGTTATTTATCTCCTTATTCGCTATTAGTTGTATAGGTGTGAGCCTTTAGCGATTACAACAACGACATCACTGCCGGCTGCTGTATAATCGTTTTGACTCGGAACATTCGCACCTCTTACCAATGTAAACATTGAAGTTGCTGCTACTGTTGCAATAGAAAGTCTTTCGTCAGACATTCCACTGATACCAGTTGCTCCATTATCACCTGTGTTATAGTTAAGACCAACATCGTTTTGTTGCCAAGCTGCGTTAGATCTCATATTGAATTCCTGATTAGGATTGTCCAATACAAAAGCAGTTCCGTCACTTGAACCAGTGTTGTAGTCAGTTCCAAAGTTTGTTCCACTTGGTACTGAGTTACTCCATGTTGGTTTTGATGTTCCTGAGTCAACCCAGAATCCACCATTAAAGACTCCTAATAATAGGGGATCAGTGTTTTGCCAACCTGCTCCACCACTATTACTGTCGTCTGTTGAATCGTAAGTAGCATCTTGTATATACCCTTTTTCGCCTGCAACCGAAGTTCCATCATTTATAGAAACTGGGTCGCCTTTGAAAATAGTATTAAAAGCTCCGCCACCTGCGTCAAATAGCTTGTATTCGGATTGACCAGAAGTTGCAGGTGTTGAACCCACAGTCATTACTGCTCTACATCCGTATCCAGCTGTACTATCATTCGCCATAGTTATTTTCCTTTTCTTAAGTGTACCTTCGGCCTAACGGCTTCCAGTACGGTTTATATTATTTTGTTGGTAGAAATTACTAAAAAATTATTTCTTTGAACCACCAAAAGTTACACGAGTCTGCCTCTCTTGATTGATTGGCATACTTGGGTGCTGTTCCTTAAGAATATCGTTGTTAATTGCATCGTCTCGATCTTTATTTTGTTGTCTAAAATAATCTTCACGAGATTTCGCGATTTCTTCTGGTAACCTAGCCAGCACTAGGCCTCCTACTCCAATGACACCGGAATATTTTCCTGTTGTTAAAGATGGATAGTCTTGGTCTGGATATTGGTCAGCTCTCACTAACTCCCATCCTTCTCTTAGTTTTCCTGACATATTTTTTGTGTCATCGAAACCAAGGACTTCAACTCTAATCCATCTGTGCCTGAATCCATCAGGTGCAGGTGGTGCATCGAGTGATGAGGGTGGAGTCCAAGTTTTTGGGGCTTCTGCCTTAGTTCTTGTTTGACTCGCACGAGAAGTTTTTACTTTTTCATTTTCCATATGCTTATGCTCCTTCCGTGATATTTAATTGTTTCGCATATTCTTCTAGCGGCACGCCTATTCTTTTAGCAATTGCTACCTGTGATGGCGAGAGTCTCACAGTTTTTTTGCGTCCTGTTGAGCTAGAACGATTAGCTGATGCTACATTTTGAGCAGGTTTTGCTCTTTCTGTAGTTTGGCCTTCTACCTTATCAAATTTATGGGGGAATTCAAGTCTTATTCTTTTATCAACTTCCTCATAATATTCGTCAGTCTTAGGATCATACCCTTCTTTTTCTACCAATACTTTATGGATATCAAAAGCGGTATAAGTCATTGCAGAATCATTACCAAACCAACCATTTCTAGAAGCCCACTCTTCAGCTCTAGGGTCACTTTGTTGTGCTGGTTGTTGTTGCTGTGGAGTAATATTAACTTCTTTTTCTCGAGAAGGTTTTTCCTTTTCCACTGCTTTTAAAGCATTTACTCTAGCAGACTCAACGGTTAAATTTGCTAATTGTTCTTGAGCTGTAATTTGTGCTTCAACGTTTTGTGATTCAATTGCATTTTTAAGAGCTAGTTTAGCTGCTGCCATACTAGTCGTAACTCTGTTTTCAAATTCACTAACATAAGATTTATCCAATTTAGATAATCTATTTTCTGCTTGATCTTTTTGTTGTTTAATAGTTTGAGCATAGGTGACAGCTTCTTCTCTCTGTCTTTCTGCTTCTCTCATTTTACGAGTTAGTTTAGCAATTCTTTTTTGAACGCCTTCACTATATTCTTTTAACTCGTCTTTTTCTTCTTTAGGGTCTTCCTTTTTTTCAAGTTTAGTTTCTCTTTCATTTTCATAAGTTTTATCCGCGGGGGCTTCAACTTTTTCAACTTCAATCTCTTCCTTGACTTCCTCTTGTTTGACCGCTTCTCCTTTTTCATCTAAATCAATTTCAGCTCCTACTGTTTCACCTACATCAATTAGATCTTGTTTTTTTTTATCTTCTTCTGGCATAGTTCCTTCCTATGTTGTTAAATTAGATGGAGAATAGATTCAGGATCTTTTATAGTTCCTAAAACTTCATCATCGTTTAATATTCTCACCTCACCACCTTCTATAGGTAATCTTGAGCCCGCATAACGAGCAAAGATAACCCAATCTCCTTTTTTGCACCACGGCTTACCAAATTTTTCAGAATCCGAGTATGCAAGATCTCCCATTTTTAAAACATAACCACAAGTAGTTGCAATTCTTGCTTTATCTAAAGTTTCTTGGGAAAATAATATTCCACCTTTTGTTTTGTTCTTTGGTGTAAAAGGTAAAACTAAAATTCTATAACCAGAAGGCTCTGGTAATTCATCAACCGTTTCGGTCCCAATATTATCGGGATGTAATGGATCAGGTTCGGGGGATTGTTCTTTTTTTTCTTCTTCGTATTTTTCTTGAAGACCAAGTTTAATTTTTGGTACTTCCTTTTCCGTTTGCGTTTCCGATGTCGATAACGTTTCCTTGCTCATCTTCTTGCTCCTTTGGTTTTAGCAGGTTAGAGATATCCTGTAATGTTAATTGTATGGCATGTGCCTGTCCTACTAGATACTTATATTTTTCCATATTGTCAACCCCTCCAGTAAGTATTGAATCACCAATATGTTGTAGTCTTTCTTTTAAAACTCTTTGAGTCTTAGTAATGATTGTTAAGTCTTCCATTATTTCCTCTTCTTCCTTTTTTTCTTTTTTGGTTTGCCGTATTTTTCTTCCCATTCTCTAGCAAGTTTGGGATTATTTTTCCAGAGATATCTACGTTGTTTCTCTGATTTAAAGGGCATAAAATATCTTATCTAATAAGTTTTCCACAGTCTAAGCATTCTAACACCTTACCCATTACTCTTTGTTTGTTAAGGCATTGACATCTTTTACCAAATACTTTGTCAACTAATTTATTAAAAAGATCCTTTAATTTTTTCATTACGCTTTTTTCATTTTTCTAAAAGTTAAAGCCAAGTTAGCTCTTTTACCTAACTTACCACCTTTTTTAGCAGCAGATTTTAATTTAGATAAAGGAATTTTTTTACCTTTTTTAATTCCTAGTTGAGATCTTAAAGCGCCTTTTTTTATTTTAGCTTTTTGGATCCACTTGCCATCTTTAGCTTCTACTCTTCCTCCAGTAGCATATTCTACTCTGCCGCCATCAGCATAAATACTTTTAGCAGTTTTCCACGGTTTAGATGATGTTGAATCAAAATATCTAGGCATTATTTTTTCAACGCTCTTCCGTAGCCTCTTTTAGCCACTCCACAACCTCTAACTCTGCCACCTTTTTTATATCCTCTGTCTAACTCACCAATTACTCTGCTTTTTTCAGCACGTCTATTTGGATTCATTCTTTCAGCGTCAATTCTTCCGACTTCTTCTAAAAGATTCATTCTTCCTGTATTAGCCATATTATTACCTATTTATCTTTCCGCTTTTTTTAGCTGCACTTCCCCATTTACCATAAGATTCATCAGCCGAAGCTCTAA